CTAATGATTTAGTTGGTTTGATATAAATCTTACCTGTCATTTGATTTCTGTCTAAATCAGCTGCGTCTGACGAAACTGTTACACGGAAGTCATATAAACCTCTATCTCTTCTGATAGCGTCTAAGATAGGATTAACCGCATCTAAGAAATCTTGTCTTACTTTTTGGTCGTTTTGTTCAAACAATAATCTTACAGAAACCGCAGAAATCAATTTACGAGCTTGTAACAACAATCTTCTTACGTTGATTCTGTCAAGTGCAGATTCTCTAATTTGTAAAGTTTTGTTACCCCAAATTACCGTACCAACATCAGAGAAAGTAGCGATTGGGTTGATTCGTCCTGTGTAAAGTGTATCTCTATCTTCTTGAGTTAACTTCTTACGAGCTTTAACCGCATTTACGATACCACGAGTATAACCTGCCGTTGCGAACCAAGGGAATGCAATATTATCAGTTAAGGCTAAGTTTCTTGTAACTTCACCTGTTGGTGGTAAGTAGATATTAGTATTGTTAACTGAATCTTTAATTAATACCCAAGGGTAGTAAGTCGCCGTATAGTTAGAGTCAATATCTGAAGTGTCTAAACTATCAACAGCGTCTTGTGGTAGGAGAAAGTTACTATAATCTGTACTATTAGAAGTATACATTTCCCAATCAGGTAACGTCACGATATAAATTGAATCCGCTCTATCATTTTCAATCATATCAATTGACAAGTCAACTAATTTAGGATTGTTAACTAAATCAATACCAGGAGTTGCAAATACGTTAATATTAACTGCCGCTGGGTTGTTAAATGTTTGAATACCTAACAAATATGCGTAGTAATCAGTGTTTGCCCAATCAACAGAGTTACCATCAATTGTAATTGTTTTGAAGATATGTCCTGAAGAGGTTGGGAAATTAACACTAGGACAAGCAGAGTTCAAATAAGGAGTTTGTCCAATTTGGTAAATATCCTGATTTGTTCTATGTTCGTCATAGATATTCCATCCGTCAAATCCACCTTGGAATGCTAACGTGAACTTTCTTGAGTACAAATAGTAATACGGATTAGTTTGGACTGTTGGTTCAGAACTAAAACTTCCATCACCTACGTAGAATGCGGTATCACCACTATTTGTGTATTGAATTCCGATTGTACAAACTGTTGCTCCACTATCCATATGGAAACCTTTAGTTTGATAATTCCAAACCCCATTAGTTTCGTTACAAATACCTTCGTATTTTCTACCTTTATATTGCCACATGTATTCGTCAGTACCAATTTTGTCAGATAAACCTAAATAAGTTCTTCTTACTTTATCACCTGAACTACGAACTGTACCTGCGATTGGAGAAACATATAATACTTCACCGGCATAATCATATTTTGTTTTATACACAGGGAATGGAGGAGTTGTTGTAAATGAATTACCACCATCAACATATTCTCTCATAAGATATCCTTCAAAACCACAAGGTAAAGTATCAACATCTGCATCAGAATTAACTTCAACCATTATATATTTTGAATTTAATCCGTATTCACCATTTGATGTACCAACTTTCTTAGCTACATAACCAGGTGTGTTAGGGTCCATTGTACAATTTGTGAATTTTTCAATAACTACAGGATTTGAATCACTATCATAATAACTTCTTACTGCCACATCAAATGTTCCATTTGTAAATGACACATTTAATATTGAAATTTTAATTTCAGTATTTGCCATATTACCATCAGAAATTGAAACAAATCTGAATAATCTTGTTACTTTATTTCCTTGTAATTGAGATACAAACCAAGGAGTTTCAGGCGTTTGATACCTATCTAAATACCAACCTAAACTATCTCCTGTTATTGCTAATGGAGTGTTGTTAAACGTTTCTCTAGCTCCGTCAGTTGTAGTTAACTCACACTTAATACCTCTGATATAACCGTAGTTATAACCATATCCTAATAATGTTGGGTATATTTCCTCAACAAATAACGGATTTGATGTTTTATTTTTATCAAAGTTAGTTACACCCAATACTTTAGTAATATAAGCACTGTCTGTATTATCTAATGAAAGATTAAATGAAAAGGATGTTGAACTATTTGTTGTACCTGTTATAGTAAACACGGCATATGGATTATAATTAATTTCATTATAAATTGTAACACCTGTTGGATTTGTTTCCGGTGTTGTTATACAATCAATACCAACTTGGGTAGTTCCTGAAACTTCATAAACTGGACCTCCATCGGTAATTGTATAATCACTAACACCTCTACTTCTTAATGTTGATACAACTAAATTATCATATTCAGTATAAGATGTACCTGTTAATTGGTAATAATAAAAACGTGCAGTACCACTAACAGTTGCGCCCGATACCGATACATATCCCAAATCGTCAATCACAACACCTGCAGACCAACCACTATAAGCGCCAGTACCATTAGTTTGAAACAAGGTATTATACCAAGTTCTATTTGTTATGTCAGATAAATCAGAAGTACCACCATTCATATTATCAACAGTGAACTCATTAACTTTAGTACCGCCATAGATACCCGAATCATAACCATAAACCCAAGAAGATGTTGAGGAAGATAATGGAATTGATCCAAAAACCAATGTGTTACTATATACTGTATTTCCGGTACTATTACCCCATTGTTGTACCGCCTGATATAAATGATATTTAAGTTGTTCTTTAATGGTTGTATCATTACCCGATTTAGTGAATGGTATTTCCATAGGGAAAGGAATTGCGTTTCCAAGGACAGGAGTATTATAATTAACCGTTATTGAAGAAGTACTAGTACCTGTTGTACCAGTAAATCGGAAATCACCAAAAGTATTATTAGGGCTAGCGGCAGAAGAATCAAATCCAACCGTATCTAAATCAACATTTGCAATTGTTGAGAATGACCAAGAAGGACCTGCGTCGTAACCTGAAAGTCCAAGAATTCTTGTTACGAATAATTGGTTTGATTGTTGTAAGTATGATTTAGCAATATATGCTGTCTCATATTTAGGGATTTGAGTGTTTACAAATTTTTCAGGACTTGTTTCCCCAAAATAAGTTGTAAACTCATTGTAATTTGTTATGAAGATAGGTTCAAACGCTGGACCTTTTTGTGTTTCTCCAGCCATACCTAACGTTGTCACACCCACGCTTTGAGCTACAAAGCTCAATTCTTTTTCCGATGTATACACACCGGGTGACACAAATACTCTATTTGATGTTGCCATTATTAGTTTGTTTTTTTTTTAATTTATTTTATTGATAAATATTCACTTTTTTTCAAAAGTTCTTTATGTTTATGAAACATTTTTTAATAAAGCAGAAAAAAATCTACCTATTTTCTACCATGCCTCAAAATCAACCTAAGATTAAAAATCTTAAAATTTCTATTGAATCTCATGAAATTTTAAAAAAATATTGTACTAAAAAGGGTGTCAAAATTTATAAATTTGTTGAGCAACTTATAATTGATAAGTGTAAAGAAAAACTTGATATTTACGGGGAAAATTAAAGTAATGTTGATTCCATTTTTATTTGTGAATCATTGTTTGCAAAATCTTTGACAATGTCAATTCTGACAATATCAGAATCATTAATCTGTAACTCAAATAAATTACTTCCATAAAAATTATTATTAATATAAACATTAAAACTGTCTATATTAATAACGTTTAATAATTTTATGTTTGCGGTATATCTAAAAGTATTTGTGAAAGTTGTTGCGGTTCCCAAATAATCAAATGAAATGTTAAACTTATTTGTATTTTCAGGTTTTTTTTCCAATCGTTTTTTTCTCTTGTTACCCGGATCAACTTCAAGTAATTGTAATACTCTAGATATTCCAGGTGATACTTCAAACTCATCTTCATCTATTAAGAACCCTAACATCGTAAATCCATAACTTTGGATATAATATTTTCTTTTTTCAACTTCCATGACTGACTCATCAGATATTTCATTCATCACTATTGGAATATAGTGTCCTTTAATATTTCTATACACCTGTCTTGATGCAAATTTTTCCAAAATAATTTGATTAAACTTATTAAGTTCTCTCATCCTATTACATACAATTTTAACTTGATATGTGATATCAACAGGTACTGGTTGTGGTATTTTATAGACATCCATACCTTTCCTTTGTCCATCCCAAGTTGGGACAGAAGCGTAAAAATATTGTCGTCGATTAGGAATATTGTAAAGTACCGCAGGATTTG